GTCGAGCGCCTTCTCATGCTGCTCGTAGCAGATGGAGTGCGTGTCGTTCCCGGCGGTGGTGATGAGGAAGAACAACGGCTGCATCCTCGCGTCGCCGGATCCCTTGGTCATGACGTCGAAGAGCTTCCTGTTCGGCTGCGTGTGCAGCTCGTCGAAGATGACGCCGTGCGTGTTGAACCCGTGCTTGTTCGCGACATCCGCGGACAGCACCTGGTAGAAGCTGTGCGTCGGCAGGTATTCGAGGCGCTTCTGCGATTCGAGGATCTTCACGCGCTTTGAGAGCGCAGGGCAGAAGCGGACCATGTCGACCGCGACGTCGAACACGATCTTGGCCTGGTTCCGGTCGGCGGCGCAGCCGTACACCTCGGCGCGCTCCTCGTTGTCCCCGCAGGTCAGGAGCAGCGCGATCGCCGCGGCAAGCTCGCTCTTTCCCTGTTTCTTCGGGATCTCCACGTAGGCGGTGTTGAACTGCCGGTAGCCGTTCTCCTTGATCACGCCGAACAGGTCGCGGACGATCTGCTCCTGCCAGTCGATGAGCTCGAACGACTTCCCGGCCCACGTGCCCTTGGTGTGGCAGAGTTGCTCGATGAAGAGCACCGCGTAGTCCGCGAGCGTCTCGTCGTAGCGGGAGGTCGGTTCCATGAACCGCGTCGTCCTGTAATCCTTGAGCTTTCGCATTGCCAATGGGTGTCCGCCTCCTTTTTTGGCAAAAGAAAAGACCGCCTGGGCGGTCTGCAGAAAATCTATTCGGCACGAGAGCAAGAGCCTCATTCGGCTCTGCTTTCGGGACGTCCGGAATCCGGATGGTTCTTAGTTGTACTGCTTCAGGAGAACCGCGTAGGCAAGCTGGCTTGCCTCGTCCTCGGGCTCGATGTCCCAGCCGCGGTCGTAGTTCAGGGTGGTCCTGCCGCCGACCCGGAGCTCCATCTTCGAGATGCGGCCTCCGTCGATCCCGTAATCCTCGGAAGGCTCCGCGTAGTGCTTCACCCAGTATTTCACGCTTGTCCCGTCGATCAGAAGCGTTCCTTCGTCCCACATAGTCGTACCCTCCGTTTGCTGTGCTTTTCCCTTTCGGCGTGTACATATATCACTCTGGACGCCCGTGATAGCAAGTCGTTTCCGGATAATATATGTGACGATCCCGCGGCGGTTTCGCCTCGGCGGATTGTGTGGTTTACAGACTGAATTCGATGCCGTTGCGGCGTTCGGGTTCCTTGCTTCCGAAGCGGTGGTCGTCCGCGCGCGTCACCGTCCTGAGGCCTGTCATCCTGCATCCGCGGGCCCTCAGTCCGTAGATGCCGTCCATGAGCGCCGTGCTCTGGTCGGTCACCACGATCTCCTTGATGCCCGCGTCCCGCAGCGTGGCGGCGAAGTCGGCAAGCTCATGATCCCATGGAAGGTCCTCGACCTCGAATGCGTCCGCGCCTCGTTTCAGGCTCCGGTCGTAGGCGGTGAGGGCCTTCACCGCGCCTTGCGTGAACGGGTAGGGGAATTCCGCCTTCTCGCGTTCGTCGAAGGCTTTGACGCCGTCCCAGTCGTCCGCCGCTATCATGGCCTCGCGGTCCTTTTCCCGGATGGCCTTCGCCTGGTTGTAGGCGATCGCCGTTTCCCGCATTTCCTCGAGTCTGCTGTTCGTCTCCATCATGTGTTCCTCCTGGTTTTCGCTTGCCTGGCTTTCCGTGCCTTTCGGCATGTCTATACATCACTCTGTCCGGCGCATATAGCAAGCCGATTTTGCTATGAAAATCGATGGTTTTCCGTGTCCTTGGGATCAGGATTCCCCGGTCATGATGAAGCGGACGTATTCGCCGCGGTGCTCCTCAATGAAGAGGACCAGCTCGTGGTATCCGCGGTCGAACGCCAGCCGCTGCACACGGGGAAGGTCGAGCATGTTCGTGAGCCCGGTGTCCCGGATCGCGAGGATCTGCTCCCTGATGGTCTCCGTCATGTCAGTCACCGGCCTTTCGCACGAGGTCCTCGCCGTAGATCACGTTCAGGCCGCTTCCGTCGTCCCAGTGGACGAGGAGGCTCCCCGTGTCGTCGACGCCGTGGACGGTTCCTTTTGTCCCGATGGGCGGTGCCTGGACGTCGTCCATCCGCACGAGCTCCACGCGGGTGCCGTCGGGGTACATTCTCCGAAGGATCTCGAGCTGCTCTGGTCTGATCATCATGCCTGTACCTCCTCGTCCGCGGTCTTTTCCGGTGCGCCGTTCTTCCAGCTGGAGTTCCCGGAGAGGTCCTTCAGGAGGAGCCTGCGGCTTTCCTTGTATTCGGATCCGATGAATCCGAGGCGGAGCAGGAAGCAGCGGAAGGCGTACTTTTCGTTGGTGACCGGCGTCTCCTTGCTGCTGGTGCGCCTGAGCTCCTTCGAGAGCTTGCAGAGCAGGGATATGAACTCGGTATAGGCTTTCGCCTCGGCCGCATCCGGCAGCTCGTTGAACCATGGGAATGCGATGCGGTCCTCCTTGATCTCGAACCGCAGGTCGTCAACGCCGAGCGCCTTCCTGATGAGGCTTCCCTTGGCCTCGAGGATGTTCGTGAGGTTTCCGACCGCCGCCTTGTCCAGCGGGATCTCGACCGTGAGGCCGGTGCCTTCAGGCTCCGGTGCGGTTTCCTCCGGGTCCTCGGGCTCCTCCCCGGCGTCGGGCTCGGGCTCCGCGGCCTCCTGCGGCCCCGCTTCGAATCCCGCGTCCGCGAGGGCCTTGAGGACCTTTTCGGTTTCCTCGCCGTCCGCCTCGGCGTCCCATTCGAGCGTTCCGGTCTTGGTGACCGTGTAGCCGCCGATCTCGAAATTGCAGGTCGGCATGTACTTGTATTCCGCCTTGGCCCCGGTGGTGCCTGAGATGACCTTGACCAGTTCCTTGCGCCGTGCGCCTGTCACGTTGTAGTTGATTCGCATTGTGCTTGCCTCCGTTTCCTATGGTGTTTTCCTGCCTTTCGGCATGTCCATACATCACTCTTTCCGGCCGTGATAGCAAGCGGATCCGGGGTATTTCCCGAGCGGAATATCCGACGATTATCCGAGAGGAGAACTGTGCTTGGCGCACAGGGGAATCAGCCCATGTCCGGCGGCCCGACCTCCTTCACGAGATCGGCATACCGGAGCGTTTTGCCGTCACGGACGACGGATACATTTCCTGAATCGCCGGTGTCCTCCACGTAGCGGCGGAGGATGACCGACGCGTATTTCGGGTCGAGCTCCATCGTCATGCAGGTGCGGTTCAGCTGCTCGCAGGCCATGAGCGTGGAGCCGGAGCCGCCGAAGGTATCAAGGACGATGGCGTTCTCCTGCGTGGAGTTCCGGATCGGGTAGCCGAGCAGGTCGAGCGGCTTGCTGGTCGGATGGTCCTTGTTGCGTTTCGGCTTGTCGAAATTCCAGATGGTCGTCTCGGAGCGTCCCGCGTACCACGGGTGCCTGCCGTTCTGGAGGAATCCGTACAGGACCGGCTCGTGCTGCCACTGGTAGTCGGAGCGGCCGAGCACGAGGCTGTTCTTCACCCAGATGCACACGCCCGCGAGATGGAATCCCGCGTCGACGAACGCGCGCCGGAAGGTGAGCCCCTCGGTGTCGGCGTGGAAGCAGTAGGCGGCTCCGCCTTTCTCGAGGTGGTCCGCCATATTCTTGAACGCGGAGAGGAGGAAGTTGTAGAATTCCTCGCCCTTGAGGCCGTCGTTCCGGATGGTCAGCCCGTCGGATGCCTTGAAGGAGACGCCGTACGGCGGGTCGGTCAGGACGAGGTTCGCGCGCTTGCCGTCCATGAGTGTGGTTACATCTTCCGGCTTGGTCGCGTCGCCGCACATCAGGCGGTGCCTTCCGACCGTCCACACGTCGCCGGGCTCGACGAACGAAGCCTTCTCCAAGGCGGCCGTCAGGTCGAAGACGTCATCCTCGATGCCGGTGCCGTCGCTTCCGTTCAGGAGCTTCTCGAGCTCCTTGTCGTCAAAGCCGAGGAGCGACAGGTCGAAGGACTGATCCTTGAGGTCGGTCAGTTCGACGGAGAGCATGTCCTCGTCCCATCCGGCGTTCAGGGCGAGCTGGTTGTCGGCGAGGATGTATGCGCGTTTCTGCGCCTCGGTGAGGTCCTCGGCGAACACGCAAGGGACGGTCCTGTAGCCTTCCTCGCGGGCGGCCATGATCCTACCGTGGCCGACGAGGATGTTGTAGTCCTGGTCGATGACCGCCGGGGAGACGAATCCGAACTCCCGGAGGGATGCACGAAGCTGCGCGATCTGCTCCTTCGAGTGTGTCCGTGCGTTCCTCGCATACGGCACCAGTCTGTCGACCGGCACCTGTTCCAGTCGTTGTGTGTTCATGTCCTACAGTCCCTTTCTTGCGCGGAGCAGC